CTCCTCCGGCGCAACAGGACGACCTGTCCTGGCGTGTTCCCGGTCGAGTTAAGGAAGTAGCGTTAACGTGACTCCCTGAAGAGCACGACTAACGTCGTTCCGTGCGTCTCCGCGCCACGGGTGGCGGGATCCAAGACACACGGGCATCATGGCAGTGATTGCCATGAGCATTCCCCTGGATAAGGGATGCAGTGTTGTAGAAGGGCGTTCAAAGTGCGTCCCGCTGTTCTCCTCCTGGGGGTATCTGCCGTGAGGCATTAACCCGTATGGAGTACTCGAGCAGTGACAACACCAATCACCGGACCTTTCACGCGAACCATGACGCTGAAGGGACCGCCCAATTCGTTCGGAGCTAAGCCGGACCATCTGACGATTTATCGACAGTGGTACCGCCAGAAGAAGCCTTACAACCTTCCTCTGCCGTACGATATGGGGATCTCACGCATCTGGAACTATGAATCGAACGATCCGGTCACGGTCAAGGAGATCTCTACGGGGATCTCTGCTGACTTTGACTTGACTCCCTTAGGGGAGGAGGCCTATAACAGGGCCTACGCGAAGTTCACTGAACAGGTGCATGGGGAACAAGCGCAACTCGCCGTTTCATGGCTCGAGCGTCAGAAGACCCTCGATATGATGGCGAAGCGCTTGATTCAAACTCGTAAGCTCGTGAGAGCCTTACGCCACTTTGAATGGGATGAAGCAGCCAAGCTGGTTGGCTTCAACCGCTCGAAGGGTCGCGTCGTTACTCCACCGGAGTGGCGTACGTCGGCTAACAAGAGCGGTGGTGCTTTCCTCGAATTTCACTTCGGGTGGGCACCTACCATTAAAGAGGTCATGCGTTGTGTCGATCTCCTTTCAGGGGATTGGCCCAAACCGCGTATCCGCAGCCGGGCGGCCGTAACTGGCTTTCACCGGACCTTCACTGGGTCGGGCTTCAGCGCCAAAAGCGTGGAGTTTCACACCTCGTGCAAGCGGGGCTTGCAAGCAGAGATAAAGGTCTCCGATCCTAATCTGCTTCTCGCTGACCAAATGGGCCTTGTAAACCCATTAACGACTGTAAACGAAGTTATCCCATACAGCTTTTTAGTTGATTGGGTAGCGAATTTGAGTGACTATCTGGAGTCATTCTACCCCTTCACGGGGGTTACGCTGGTTAACCCGGTCAGGGTTAACTATAACATCAGTCGCCAGTTCCACTTTTACTTCCAACATCCATCTCGTGAGAGATGGTGGTCGGAGCAAGTGGGTGTCACGAGAATAACCGGCTCCTTTCCAGGGCCGACTCTCAGACTTCGGAGGTTAAAACCTCTGTCCGTAACGAGGGCGGCAACCGCCGCTTCGTTTTTGCTACAACAGGTCCGACGGGGGAAAGCCCCCTGGTGATCTACAATTCTCCTTCGGGAGTTATTTAGGAGTGTGAGCTTGGCTCAACAAACGAACCTGACCGTCATGAAAGCAGACGGTACCACGTCAGTCACCTACACTGCCATTCAACCGGCAAGTGGTGATCGTCAACCCGCCATCTGGCGGAACGAAGCCGTGGGGACAGCGATCTCTCATCGGCCGCGCTTCTCTCTGTCCAGCCGCAAGGCTGGTAACGGAGACGGGCGTTGGCTCGACTACGAGTATTACTACCCCTCGACCGTGACTGGTGCCGACGGCCGCATTTCTGTGGCTTTCAAGCTCGTCCACAAGGGTTCGGTCCTGGTGCTCGACAACCAACCGGCTGTCGACATCGCAGAAGGCGTGGCTCAGTCCATCAACCTTCTGGACCATCCCGACGTGGTCGCGGCGATCAAGTCGCAGTTCGCTCCTACCTAAAGGAGCGACGGCATGCTGCAAAACTTGCTGCCAGGTGATCTGGAGCAGGTGGTCCTGCGCTTCTGCGAGGACCTCTCCACCCCTGTATCTCTGGGCGTAGCAATACGTTGCAGGTATGGGGCTTGGGACGAGCTCGCGGTTATGCGAGTCGACCCGAAGCACTACCTCGAAGCTGACAGCTATTGGCGTGATGCCGCTGCTGTTGGTTTGCTTCGGAAATGCCAGGATCTACCCACTACCATCGACCGTAAGGCCGTTGCAGTGGGAAACTTCTGGGCATCGGAGCGTCAGTGCTTTCGTACCAACGAGCGGCTACAACCTCACGTGTATCCTGAGCTGTCCTCGGACGACCCAGCACATGAGGTGGCTAGTGACTTTCTGTCCCTAGCTAAAAAGATTGTAGCTGATTTGCTCGGACCCTGTCCTGACCTCAAGGACGGTAAGTTCGGGCCTGGTGCGACTTTTGGAGATAAAGGGAAGCTGACGACGGTTCCCGATAAGATGTCTAGTCGACCCACGTTGACATCGGACGCGATATGGTACTTGGTCCCCTGGACGGGTACCGCATGGGCGAAAGCTTGTGCATCCGCCGAGAGAGAGCCGGAGTTCGTTCGAGGAAACCGCTTCACAACGGTTCCCAAAGACTGCACCAAGGACCGCGGCATAGCCGTGGAACCTAGTGTTAATCTCTTCTATCAACTAGCCTATGGCCAAGTGATGAAAGATAAGTTGCTCCGAGCAGGTCTTGACCTGCGAAATGGTGAAAGTATTCACAGGCGGGTTGCCTGTGAGGCCTCAATCAAGGGCCACTTCTCCACCATCGATCTCTCAAATGCCAGTGATACCGTTTGCAAGAGTCTTGTCAAGCTCTTGCTCCCACGGAGGTGGTACGCAGCGCTATCAGCGCTGCGATCTCCGTATACCCAGATGACGGGGCCCGACGGGCGCCTGCACTGGGTGCTGCTTGAGAAATTTAGCAGCATGGGAAACGGTTACACCTTCGAGCTCGAGACCGTAATCTTCGTTGCCATTTGCATGGCTTCGATGATTTTGTCACGAAATGCAGTTACCCCCATCCCGGGGGAGAACGTTTTCGTGTATGGGGACGATATCATCGTCCCGACGGATTGCTCTGAAGATGTACTCAGT